TGACCTTAAAAAGGATAACAAAAAAGAGGCAAAAAAAAAATAGGATTTTATAGCTGGGATTCAATAATTATTCTCGCACTAGAGGTTGGCTTGACAATTAACGAGTTTTGGCAACTATCTTGGCGAGAATTTTTATTATATAGAATGGCATACGAGAATAGGGAAATTAAAGAGTGGGAACGAACAAGGACTTTAGCTTATATGATGTACCGAGCAAACACTACGGACAAAGCACCAAAAAGCATTAAAGCCTTTTTCCCACTTCCAAGTGATGAGGTTGAAGATGAATCGCCAAAACTAACGGATGACCAATTTAAAAGGACATTAAAGTTGTACGGAGTAAATTAAAAAAATGGCACAAGAAACTCTTAAAATTACGATTACGGCAGATAATAAAGATGCCGTTAATAATATACAACAAACGATTACTGCGACTAACAATTTAGGTAATGCGTTTAGACAATTACCAAACACAAGTAATCAAGCAACAAATGCTTTGACTAACTTGTCAAGAGTTGCACAGGATGCTCCTTACGGATTTATAGGTATAGCGAATAACTTAAACCCTTTATTAGAATCATTTCAACGTTTACAAAAGGAAGCAGGAAGTTCAGGAAATGCTTTGAAAGCAATGGCACAAGGGTTAATGGGTCCAGCAGGTATTGGTTTGGCTTTGGGTGCGGTTTCATCTATCATAGTTGCATTTGGTCCGAAAATATCGGCTTTTATAAGTGGGACAAAACAAGCAACTGAAGAAGAAAAAAAGTTTGCTGAAAGTTTAGATAAAGCAAAAGCGTCTGCAAGTGAAACAGGAATAAAATTACAAGCATATATAGGAATTGCTGAAAATCTGACAATATCTGAAGATAAAAGAGCAAACGCATTAAAATTTGTTGTTAGTGAATTAGCTAAAGTAAATTCTAGTTATGCTCAAACAATAAAAACTACTGACCAAGCACGTGCTGCGGTTGATTTATATACACAGGCTTTAATTGCACAAGCCATTACTTCACGATATGTTGATGAAATTGCTAACAAGCAAATAGAATTAACCAACGTAAACGAAAAGGCTTTAAAAGCAGCAGAAGCATACAATAAAGGGTTAGAAAAAACAAAAAATTTAGGCAACGAATATGTAAGTCAAACAGTTGCACAAGGTGCTGCAACAGTTGGTTTAAAAGATGATTATATAAAAGCAGCAAGTGCAGCAGTTGATTTAAACAATCAAATAGATGGTTTAAATTCTAAACTTAAGGAAACTGTAACGGCTGCTGCTGCAAATCCATTTAATGCAGTAACAAATGGTGCAAAACAATTAAAAGATGTTACAGGTAAAATAGTTAAAGATTTAGAAAAAATTAACTATGCCGGACTTCCACAAATGAATGGTGCAAATGTGCCATTGGGTGTTAGTCCTTTACAATTACCACAAGCGCCACAAGCACTTCCTGCTGGAGGCATACAACCAGCACAAAGCATTTTAGACGCAGAAGCATTGACCGATATAACACGACAATTTGAATTATTAGACCAAGCAATGCAATTGACCGATGAGTTAACTGGTGTTTTGTCTAGTGGGTTTAATACATTCTTTGAAGCATTAAATAGCGGTAAAAATATTGGAGAGGCTTTATCCGAAACATTTAAACAAATTGTAGTTCAGTTAGTTGAAATGGTGGCTAAAACATTGATATTTAAAGCTATTTTAGCTGCAATTGGAGGTGGTACACCAGCATTAGGAGGATTTGATTTAGGCGCTGCATCATTTGGACAAGGAGGCGGTTTATTTGGAGAATTTATATTAAAGGGAAGTGATTTAGTTTTAGCAACAACAAGGTCTCAACAAAACTTAAATTTAAGAAGGGGTAAATAATGGCATACGCAAATAAATATAAATTAACGGCTGCAACTAAATCTGATACCATTTCTTATGTTTATTTATTAGAAGATGGTTATGTAGGAGATGTTATTGAATATCCTGTTGTATCGTTACAATTACAATATATACCAAAATCGGATGACATTTACGAACCAATATATGCTAGTCAATTATCGGTTACTATGGATGTTACAGATGATGTTGAAAATCAACCAAACTTTGTTTCATTAAATGATAGAAAATATTTAGTAAAATTAAAGATTGATGAAGATTTTATTTGGACTGGTTGGGCTTTAAGTGATAACGTTCAATATTTATTTTCAACAGGAAGAAAGCAATTAAGATTTGATGCTATTGATGGTTTGGGTATATTAGATTATTTCCCATATCCATTTGTAGAAGGTGGATTACAATATAAGTTTAGTCCTATTAAAACACTTGATTTTATTACAAATTGTTTTAGTCAAATAGGATTTCCAAATGGTTTAAACATATATGCAGTATGTTCATATTTTTCACAATATATGAGTAATAGAGGAGTACATACTTACGAAGACCCATTTAATCAATCATACTTAAGACCTAATTACTTTTTAAACAATGATGATACTTACGACACTTGTTTAGAAGTATTAAGAAAAATTGCTAAATCTTTTGGTTGCAGAATTTATCAAGCTAATAATAAATGGAATATCGTAGCTATTAACGAAATGGCAACGACAAGTTATTATTATACTGAATATACTTATAATGGAACTTTAAGCAGTTCAGGAACGGCATCAATAACAAGTACAATACAACCATATACAGGAAATACAAGTGGTATGTATTTTGTTGATAATACACAACTTAAGATATTTAAAAAAGGCTATAATAATTTTGTAGAAAATTATACTTTAAAATATTCTCCTAATTATATTGCAAATAATAATTTAAAAATACAAACAAGCGGAGTTCCAATTTTATGGAATAACTATACTAATGGAGTTGGTGGAAGTATAACAGTTGAAAACAAAACATACGAAGCAAGTGATAGATATAGATTAGTAACAGGTACTACAAGTGGCGGTGCTTCAGGTTATACCTATGTATCGGCTACTGTTCCTACTGCATTACAAAACGATACAATTGTATATTCACATACATTTTACAATCAAGAAGTAGCAAAAAAAAGAGGATATTTAAAATTGTCCGTAACTGGTGCTGGAGTGGGTGCGCCTATTTATTATTTGAATGTTGATAAAATATGGCAAGATGCTTCAACTGCTCCTTTTGATAATTATTATTTAATAGAAGAAGTTAGTCAAAATCAAATTAATAACTTTTCTATAAGTACACCACCATTACCAATAAGCGGTCAATTAAGTTTATCAATTGAAGTTTTTGATAGTAGTTTATGTTCATCTGAAATAACAATTGGGGATTTTATTTTAACTTTTAAATCGCCTATTTCAAGCATAAAAACAACATCAATATTAAATCAAGATAATCAATACACATTAAGTGTTGATTTGCCATTTGGTTATCCAATTTACACAGGAGATGGAATTAATAGATATATTGACAATCAGGCATTAGGAACTATTTTAGTATTTTATGATACTAATTATATTGGTGCTTCAGGATGGTATAAATATGGGGTAATGGGAACATTTCAAGGCTTATCTCAATTAATTATGAAGGAGTATGTAAATGCTTACAGAAGAAACTTAATTAATATTGATTCAACTGAATACGGAGTAGAAACATCAAATGGTAGGTTTTCGGCAGGTAAAATATTAAGAATAAGTGATACCGACCCAGCGCAAATAAGTGTTGCTGATAAGTTTTTTATGACAGGTAATATGACTATTGACATTGTAAATGGGGAAATTCAATCAACATTATTAGATATATCAAATGTAGCATTGGAAAGCAGTATTTTAACTATTTATACTGTTAATGGAATAAATTATAATTAAAGGTTAAATTTGTACAATGGCAGACAAAGTAATAGGTAAAAATATAATGCTTTATAAGCAGCAAGATAATACAAACTATTATCTAAATGGTGGCACATCGCAAGGTACAATTTTAGGAAGTACATATTATCAAATAAGTACAACTGAAGAAACTGGTGCTGCTGCAAACTTTACACGCACAACCGACGGAGAAATAGCACGTTTTATAACGGATGTAGGCGAACCTAATTCAACTTCAATACCTAGTGGTACTTGGACATTTTATAATTATTTTTCAATAACTACAAGTATTACAGGCAGTCCAATGTTTGCAATACTCATTTATAAATACAACGGAACTTCATTAAGTTTAATTGCATCTTCTGATTCGGTTTATTTGACATCAACAAGCACAACTTTATATACAACTGAAATAGAAGTTCCTGAAACAAGTTTAGATGCTACTGATAGAATTGTAGTTAAATATGTTGTTTTGGCAGCAAGTGGAAGAACAATGACTTTATATACGGAAGGAACAAATGTTGGGTATTTTAATTCAACTTTAGTTTATGACATTCCTTTTGCTTGTTCTACAAATTGCACATTTAATGTAAATGTTGACCAAAAAGAAGTAACAAGTCAAACATCGGCTTGGTACAAAGAATTTAAAAATGATATTGCTTCTTGGACAGTTACTTGTGATGGTTTAATAACATTAGACAATTATGGATATTTATTCTTGTTGCAACAACAACAAAATAGAGAAACAATATTAATTAAATTTGTTATAGATAATGGTGTGGATGGTTTAGTGATTATTAGTGGAAGATGTAATTTAACAACATTGACAATTAATGCGCCATATAAGGATATTGGAACTTATGCCGTTTCTTTACAAGGGACAGGAGCATATGGAACAACAGGAACGAGTATAAATCCAAGTGGAGTAATTATTGCAGGTGGTGCTACAACAATGAAACAATATACGGCAGCAGGAGATGAAACAACAATTACTTGGTCAGATATGATTGGAAAAACTTGTTTATACGTTTCAAGAGGTGGTGTTGATGTGAGAGAAATTTTAACAAGTGGAACTCCAGTTGCAGACCAAGTTAAATGGAATACTGGAACAGGAACTTTGACTTTTGGCAGAGCATTGGAATCAGACGAATTTATTAGAGGACTTTTTAACTAATTATAATGAGCAATCAATTACAAATAACAGGCGGAGCGAAAGTTAGGAATTTAGAAGGTGTAATAACAGGAACAACAGGTGTTTTAAGTTCAGTTCCTTTAGGTGCTGCCAATGGGGTAGCAACCCTAGATAGTGGTGGTAAAGTGCCTGTATCTCAATTACCTTCATCGGTAGTAACTTATTTAGGTACTTG